TCGGCTAGGGGGGTTTGGTTTGGGTTTGGGTTGGTTAAATCGTGCAGCATCCGCAGCACGGGGCGTCCTCGCAGCGCCCACGGCGGTTGCGGATAAACCGAGCCGAACCAAAGGCAACGCCATACGACACACCGTTGCCAGCAGACCACGCGAGGGCTTCAGCGGCAGACTCACTGGGCGCGTCACCACACCGGTCAACGCAGTCAGCACACTGAACGGCCCAGCCAGTACGCAAACGCGTGAGCGTTCCGCTCTGCGCCAATACACGGCACCCGCAGCCGACGCAGTCGGCAGGGTATTTGTTCAGTCGGGGGGTTGGTTTTGTTTGGGTTTGCATGGTTTTGTTTGGTTTGGGGTTGTCTTGTTTTTGTCGGCAGCTCCGACGGAAAGTTTAGGGGAAAGTTGCGAAAAGTTTGCGAAAGGTGCTGGGTTTGTGGCGGAAAAACCGGATTAGCGATCTGAATCCGAAACGGTTGGGGAGATTTTCGAATTCGTGAAAAAGTTTCCGAAAGGCAGAAAATCGAAAAACGGTTTCAGGCGGAAAATCAGGGTTTCAGAGGGTTTCGGGAGCGGAAAGGCGTCGCTAAGGTTGGGATTGCTAGGTTGGATTCAGGGTTGGAAAGGGAAACGTGTACAGAGGAGCGGAAAGAAACATAGGCTCAAAACGAGCGGAAAGGGGGTGAGAACGAAAGGAAGGAAGCGGTGAGGGTAGGCATAGCGGAAAGTGGGGGAGAAGAGCGGGAAGGGGGGAAGGAAGAGCGGGAAGGGAAAAGGCACGAAAAAGCCGAACCCGTTAGGGCTCGGCTTGGAATAGGGAAGGAGTGGCGCTTAGTGTCGGTAGAGTTTGCCATCTGAGCCAACACGCCACGCGTCAACGGGGGGCGGGGGAACGGTCCGTACCTTGCAAGGTAGTACGAATGCCTTATCGGCTGCCGTCTGGGCTGACTCTAGGGTTGGCGCTTGTATGGTTCCAAGGTAAGCGCCCGTCGGCGTGTTGACGTATAGGTGGAAGGTTTGCATGGGGTGCGGGTTGGTTTAGTTTGATGCATCGACGACAAAACCAGATGTGTCGCGCTTGGCTTTGCCCTTGGCTTTTAGTCCGATGATGAAACCAGAACGGCCTGCTCTAGCACGGCGGTCCAGAAACCTGAGATCCGTCACATCGCCGTTGAGGACGGGGCGGTGGTAATAGGTTGAGGGGAGAGAATCGCGGAAAACGACAGAGACATTGCCGCCAGCGCGAAGAACTTGCTCGCACTCGGGCTCGTTTGCCGCTGAATCACGGCTGAATGTCACATGGTAGTTGGATGGATGGATGCCGCGTGCGTTATCCAGCGCTTTCTTGATGCTCTTCGTGTAATCGTAAAAAGGGACATCTGGAAACAACTCCATCAGCGTCAGACCTTTGGAAGGTACGACAAGGCGGTGAAAGGCCAAGTCGGACGTTCCGTTGAGTCTGATGCATGGAAGCATTCCAGCGCGTTTAGCTTTGCGCACCAAGGATTTGCAATCTTCATACAGCGCTTCCATAAAGGAGTTGCGGTCTGCGAAAAACCAGCGTGTCTTTTTGATGCGGGCCGCCTGAACAGAGTTGAAAGCGCCTCTCCCTGCGGAGTTTAAACACGCTTCTTTGCACGTTCCTGCCCACGGGCAGACGTTGCCAGCGCCAGAAAGGGTTGAGGGTGAGAGGTACAGGATTCCGGTAAGGTAGCTAAGTGATTCACCTTTAACGGTTTTTGCTGAGTTTGTTCCGAGGAGTTTTTGCGTTTTCATTTTTGGTAGCAGTAAAGGGTTGGAAGGGTTGGTGTTATGCGACGAAGAATCCGTCAGTGCAGTGTGTGACGTTGTCGACGCTGTTCGTTGCGTCGCAACGGATTAGGTAGCGGTTTAGCTTCTCGTCGCGGATGAGGCGATAGGCGAAGCTCTTCCAGTAGACTGGTTTGCCTTGCTCGAAGGCCTGTATGGCTTGCTCTTTGGTTAGGTTTGTATTCATGGCTTTAGTTTGTTGGGGTTGAGAGGGTTAGGAAAGGAGCGAACGCCAAAGCAAGATGGTGCTCCAAAGGAAAAGGAGCATGACGCAGAGCGCTTCGGGAAGAGAAAGGTGAAGTTGGGAGAGCGCGATGGTGTCTACGGCGGTGAGGGTGAAGAATCCGAGGGATAAGAGGTTGTTTTTCATGGGTTTAGGTTGGTTGAGACTGTTACCAGCAGATGATGCCATTAACCAAATAGGGGTCATGAGCGTGTTCGAGTGCTTTTGTGTAATCTCCTCCGAATCGGTGATTTAACACGTAACGGGCCGTGCTGAGTGCCTGCAATGCGGTAATGGTTGGATCCATCGCACGCATAACGGCGGCGATGGTTTGGATTTGTTGCTTGGTGCTGAGTTTCATAATGTTACGTTGTTTTTTGTTGCGTTGGCTCACTGCCAACTTGGTGCAAGGTTGGCGCAAATGGGGAGGGATGGCAATGAGAAAAATGCGCATTTTTTGCGTATCAGTGGAGAGAGCAAGCTTGCTTCAGGCTCTCTCTATTGGCGAATAATCCGCCGATGGGAGTAGGTACGCTTGAGAATCTGCAGCGGACGTCCGGACGGAAGGCAGGGACGCCAAACAAGGTGACAGCCACAATCAAAGAGGCGGTGCTTCTCTCGTTTGAAAGGCTAGGCGGCGCCGCGTACCTTGAGGAAGTGGCGCGTAGAGATCCGCGCACCTATTGTGCGCTCCTGGGCAAGGTTCTGCCGCGCAACCCGGCTGCCACAGACAACGCGCCTGGTAACGTTGCAACGCTGACTGACGCGGAAATACGCCAACGCGTAGCGGGTATGCTCCGCGAGGGGCTGAGTGCGGGGGGCATCGAAACGGGAGATGTCGTTGATGCTGAAGAGGTTAAGGCAAACGCATAGCGTCAAAAGAACTATCCATGTCTGTTATTGTATTGCGTAATAGGGAAAGCTTATTGATTCTAATGCTGGACGAGGTAAACACTAGAAACCCCCCGAGGGGGGTGGGGAACTTACAGCGGAAACGGCGGCGTCTCCGCGAATCTCGCTATTAACCCGTGAAAGAACTCAGTCCCGAAGAGAAGGCAGAACTCGTCTTGTGTTTGGAGGAGCTCCAGCGCCGCAAGCGCGAGCGCCGGTTGCTCGGTTACTACCCAGACACCGGACCCCTCAGGCGGGAGCTCTACAAGAAGCACCTAGCCTTCTTCGAGGCGGGGGCGAAGTACAAGGAGCGTCTGATGATGGCCGCGAACCGCGTCGGCAAGACCGAGGGCATCGGCGGCTTCGAGATGGCGCTGCACCTCACGGGCCGGTACCCCTCATGGTGGACGGGTCGCCGGTTTGATCGCCCCATCTCGGCGTGGGCGGCAGGGGACACCGGTAAGACCTCACGGGACATCTTGCAGACGAAGCTGCTGGGGCCGGCGGGGAGCCATGGGACGGGTCTCATCCCGAAGGAGGACATCCTGCGGGTGTCGGCGAAGGCGGGGATTGCGGACGCGGTGGAAATCATCGTGGTGCGTCACGCATCGGGAGGCGAGTCGCGGTTAACCCTCAAGAGTTACGACCAGCGGCGTGAGAGTTTCCAAGGGACGGAGCAGGACATCATCTGGCTGGACGAGGAGCCGCCGTTGGACATCTACACCGAGTCGTTGCTGCGGACGATGACGAACGACGGTATGGTGATGCTGACGTTTACGCCGCTGCTCGGCATGAGCGAGACGGTGATGGCGTTCTTGAGGGACGGTGAGGTGTGTGAGAGAGCGGAGGGGACGAAGTTCGTGGGGATGGCAACGTGGGACGACGTACCGCACTTAAGCCAAAAGCAGAAGGAGGACTTGTGGTCGAGCATACCGCCTTTTCAGAGGGATGCGCGGTCGAAGGGCGTTCCGCAGTTGGGGGCTGGGGCGATATATCCGGTACCGGAGAGCGAGATTGTGGTACCTGACTTTGAGGTGCCGGTGCATTGGCCTCGGGTGTTTGGGATGGATGTGGGCTGGAACAAGACAGCGGCGGTGTTTGGCGCTCTCGACCAGCAGAGCGACACGTTGTATTTGTACTCGGAGCACTATCGCGGTCAGGCGGAGCCGGCGATTCACGCGGAGGCGATAAACGCGAGGGGGCGCGGTATCCCTGGGGTCATTGACCCTGCGAGCCGTGGGAGAACGCAGGTAGACGGGCAGCAGTTGTTTGTGCGTTACCGGCAGATGGGGCTGGACTTGACGGTGGCGAACAACGCGGTTGAGACGGGGATATACGATGTGTGGCAGCGGATGTCCACGGGGAGGCTGAAGGTGTTTAAGAGCATGACGAACTGGGTAGCTGAGTTCCGGTTGTACCGGCGGGACGACAAGGGCAGAGTGGTGAAGGAGAACGACCACTTGATGGATGCAACGCGGTACTTGGTGGTGAGCGGGCTGAACCGAGCGGCGTTGAGTTTGAAGAAGAAGTTGCAGAAGCTTATTGAAGTGGTGCCGGTGATGAACTTCTTCTCCAAGAAGTAGCGCCCTTCCAGCCGACACCCCCCCCATGCCCCCACCCCCCCGCTGAACAAGCCCCACCCCCTTGA